GCCCCAGATCTCGACCCCGCTCACGAGCAGCGGACCCGGGTACTGGCGCGAGAAGTCGAGGCCCGTGCGCCCGCCTCGCGCGTCGAGCAGCAGGCGCCGCAGGCTCGCCGCGTTGCTGCCTGGGAAGTCGATCGCCGTCGCGCCCGGGTTCGTCCCGGTCTTGACCTGGAGGTCGCGCACGTACTCCATCGTCGCGGCGTTCTTGGCCGGCGGGGGACTGCCGAACAGCAGAATCGGCTTCGGGTTCAACGGGTCCTGGAACCCCGCAGCGCCGGTCGTCAGCCGAATCGTGGTGACGCTCGAACCCGCACCCACGAGCTGCACGTTGTTGAAGAATGCGCTGGCCGGGTTGTTCGGGTCCACGCGAAACGCGAGCTGATCGCTCACGACGCAGGTCCCCGCCGGCACCTTCAGGACCGCCTGGCTGGGCAGGATGCCGTCCCGCATCGCCTTGATCGCAGCACGAAACGCCGCGGTGTCGTCCGTGACGCCGTTGCATGCCGCGTTGTACGGCGGGGCCGTGACGAGAATGCCAATGTCCGCGGGGAGCACCTCTGCGCTCGCCGGCAGAGCGCACGTTGCCAGCAAGGCGACGAGTAGCGTTCGGATGTGCATGATTCCTCCTCGGGAGAGCGCCCGGGGGAGGCGGATTCTCAGGACGTTGCGAATACTTCGATCAGGCGCTCTCGCGCGCGGGTGAGCGCATCGATGACCTGCTGCTGCGTGAGCGTGTCCTTGTAAAGCACGCGCACATCGCCGGTCGTTCCCATCTGCTTCGTAGCCGTGCCTCCGCTCGTGTACGCAGTGAAACCGCTCGAGTTGATGTTGACCGTGAAGCCAGTACCGCTCGGAGAGCTCACCGTGCCGCAGAGTCCATTGATCTCGGTCATCCCGGCCACGCTGGTGAAGCGAACAATATCGTTCGCAGAGAAGTCGTTCGCCGCGGTCACCACGGCGCTGGCCGCCGCGGTGATTCCGGTGATCGTGGCCGTGACCTGCTTCGGTGTAGCGATCGCATCGGTGGAGTTGAGTGACGTGCAGTCGATGTACTTGTCTGCCATCGAATTCCCTTTGCTCAGCAGGCGGGCGGAGGCGCGGGCGATCGAAAAGCGGGGGGTTGCCTCCGCCCGCCCCGGAGCGCTTGGATCAGTCGCCGGCCGTGTAGTCCGCGAAAATGACCATATCGTTGACCGCCACGGTGAAGGACGTGGTCACCGTCATGACCAGGTCCCACTCTTCCATCGGGTCCGACGTGTATGTCGGTCCGCCGAGGTCGGCGAGCTCCCAGAGCGTCTTGCCGACGTCCTTCAGCGCGATGGTCGTGGCCTCGAGCATGCGGTTGTTCGCCGAGGCTTCGGCAGTGAGCGCCAGCGCGGTGGCGAATAGATCCTTGTCGATCTCGTCACCCGCGTGCAGCGGAAGACTCTTATAGAGCCCGATGTCAGCCGCGGCAGCGGTCGCGCCCGTGGCCTGGATGATGATGTTGTAGAGGCGATCCGAGCTCTTGAACTTCATCAGCCGGAGCTCGTCGCCGATCACGGCCACGGTTCCGATGTTGAGGTGCGCGCGCTTTCTCCGCAGCCTCGGGTGGGCGAGAGAGACGGCGGGCTTGAACTGAGTGTCCAGCGCGACGCCGACCGAAGAGGCCAGCGAGGCGACCGTCCCTGTCGCGTTAAAGTGATCGCTGTAATACCGAGCCATGTGCGTTCCTCAGGTGTCGCTCGAGAGCGCCGAACTCGACTCCGGCCCGACGCTCTCGAGCATTAGACTTACGTGTTCAGGCAGAGGATCTCGACAACCTTTCCCTGCTGCAGGCGCGTCGCGCCGAATGATCCGCGCAGGAACACCTGCGTGCTGTAGTTCTTGGTCGGGAGCTGCTCGATCTTGGTCTCAATGTCATTCCAGGTCCCGAGGTGCACGCCGGACTTCGCCCAGCACGGGAGCCGCACGTCGCTGCCGGTGGTAAGCAGCTCCTCGAGGTGGATCAGGTTGAAGCCCATGATCTTGGTAATCATGCCTTCGACGATCACAGGAGCCCCGACGTAGTCCCGGTTGATCGCCTGCGTGTCGCGGAGTAGCGCAGCATGCTGCTTGCCGTTGACGCAGAGATAGAACTGATCCCGGTTCATGTCGTTCTTCGCAGACATGAGCTTCTGGTGCGCGGTCTTGAGCTTGTCCACGGTGAGAGCGACGCCGCCCTCTGCGACCTGGAAGTTTGTGGTATCGAACGTCTCGGGGGTGCCAGTGCCGTTCGCACCGAGCTTGGCGCTGCCAAAGAAGGAGCCGATGATCTCCGAGTCCTTGGCCCGACCCAGCGCTAGCGCGCCGTTTTGCGCGTAGGCGTCGGTCGGATCGATGATCGTGCGGAGCTTGTCCGCGTTATCCACGAGGTCGGCCCAGACGTAGTCAAAGGGCTCGACCCAGCGCGACACCTGGGGCGTGTCGCTGTACTGGGTGTCGGCGTGCCGCGTCTCGAGACGCCGCGCGACGACCGGGCCGATCTGGTTCACGGGCCGACCGCCGATGCCGGTGTAACTGCCCGTCATGACCGCACCCGAGAGCTTGGACCCCATCGTCTGGAGCAGCATCTCGATCGTCTGCTTGTATTGCTGCGTAAACGATTCAGTAATCTGTTGGGACACTTCTTGCCCTCAGCGGCTCCTCCAGAGCCGCGCAACGAGGCGAACGCCTCAAGCTGCTTCGGGCTTGTCCGCAGATCGCGGGGCCGGCCTGCAACACTTCGATGTCTGGCAACCTGGGCTTATCCGCGCGCCACCGCGGGGCCAAGAAACTTCGACTCGAAAGGCTTGTCCGGACGTCACTCCGGGGCCGGATGATTAGGGCTACTCCGCTTCGGAGCCCTGCCACGCGCAGCGCCGAAGCCTTTCGCCCCACGAAAAGACAAGCACACAAGAGGGTGTGCGTCAACCGTACGCGATGTCGCTCCAGCGCGCGCGCTCGGAGAGCGCCGCCTTGCGAACCGCGTCGACAGGCGATCGCAGCTTGGCCTGGAAGTCGGGGTCCGCAGCCAGGGCGCTGAGCTTCGCAAGCGCAGTGTTCTTCGACACCGCAAAGCCGCCATTCCCGTTCGCGCCCGCCGGATCGCCCTCGACGAACCCCTGCTCGCCGCTGCCCTTGCCGAGTTCGGCGAAGAGCTTCAGCACCTTGGCGGGGCCCATCTGCGCCTGCAGCGCCTCCAGATCGACCTCGAATTCCTCCTTGGTCGCATAGCCCATCGCGGCGTAGACCTTCTCGGCCACCGCCTGGCCCTGCCGGATCCTGCGATCGTACTCAGGACCCCACTCGCGCTTGAGCGCCGTCATCTCGACGTCTACGCGCTCAAATCGCTGCTTCTCGGCGGCCTCCTGAGCGGTCTTGGAACGCGCGGTCAGTACCTCGTGCAGGCCCTTCACCTGGCGCGTGGTGAGGCCATGCTTATGAAGCGCCGCAAGCAGCTCCGCGTCCGCACCCTCGATCCCGTAGCCCTCGGGCTTCTCCGGGCGCCCGAGCCGCCCATAGACCGACGCCAATGCCTCGGTATCGTCGAGGTTCTCCGGCAGACGCACCAGACGCTCCGGCGGGACCCCGTGGTACTTCTCCAGGTTCGCATACGAAGTGAACACGTCTGCCGGGCTCTTCCAGCCCTTGAGCTCCGCCATGCCTCGCTGCTCGGGAGCCACGCCGGCCAGCCAATCCGGTGCGGCTCCGTTTGGTTGCCCTGCGGCGGGCGTCGGCCCCGCAGGCGTCGTCTCGGCCATCAGAAACCCCCCTCGTTCTCTCGCTGAGCCAGGTACCGGGCCATGCCCTCCACGTCCTCGTCCGAAAGGCTCAGGTAGAAAAGGATCAGACCGACCCACACCTGCCGGCGGCCCTCGAGCGTGGCCGTGGCATGCGAGTCCCCCGCCACGAACGTGGTCGTCCGCGCGTGGCAGTACTTCGCCAGGTTCGCCAGCACGAGCTCCTGCGACTTCGTGCGCCTCCCGGGAACCCCGAAGACCTCCGCGTATGCCCCGCGAAGCAGCTTCGCCGTGAACTGCGGATCACGCGGCACCCGGGGTCGCACTCCGCGTCTGGCCGGCCTGCGCGGCCTGCGCCAGCGCGGCGGTCGCGTCCTTGGCCCCGGCGGCGCCCTGCTGGAAGATCGCAAGCTGCTCGGCCGCCTGCTGCTTCTCGGCCTCCTGCGCCATCATCTGCGCCACTTGATCCGGCGTGCGCATGAGGTCGCTCGGCGTGCCCTCATATTCGCCCACCCGTCGGCTCGCCTCGGCCATGTCCATCACGAAGCGCGCGGCCGGGTCGATCGCACTGGCCGCGGTCACGAACTCGAAGGTCGAACGAATTCCCAATACCTCACGGCTCTTCTGTAACCGCGCGGCCTCGGAGACGTACTCGATCTCATACTCCCCGCCCGCCTCGAGCAGCGCCGGAGGCGGGGGCGGCAGGCGGCCCTGGCGGAGCAGAATCCCGACCTCGCGCTGGATCTGCGGCCCGTAAAGCTCGCTCTTCAGGCGTCCCGCCTGGGGGGCGATGATGTCGCCCTTTTCTTGCGCGCGCTGCAGGATCTCGGTCGCCGTCACGTTGCTCCGCGGGTCCTCGAGCAGCGTGCGGAAGAGGGTCACGAGAAACCAGTCCTTGATCACGGCGCGCTCGGTCTCGAGCATCGTCTCCGTCAGGTCCAGACGCGCGCCGGTGTAGAGTGGCTCGATCAGCTTGCGCCCCGTGATCGGGTCCAGGCCTCCATACGTGAGGCCACCACCCCGAATGTCGATCGTGCGGCCCTGGGCGCTCCACACGCCCTCGTCCGGCAGCAAGAGCGGCGGATCGACCGCCTTGTGCCCGGCGCTCAGGAACGTGCGCTGCATCTGGTTCGCGGTCTTGATGTGCGGAAGCGCCATCATGGCCGGCGAACGGCCGTAGACCTCGGACGGATTCACGGTCCAGCGCGCGTAGAAGTACGGCATCTCCTCGAAGCCGCCCTCATCGATCAGGTGCTTGTCCTCGATCGCGATATACACGCCGACCCAGGGCAGCCGCTCCGTACCAAAGCTCTCGGGATCCACGTTCTTGCGCGGGTAGACCGCATGCAGGAACTCGAATGTCTGGTAGGGCTTGTTGTCGGCGAGCGCCGTGCGCACCTTCTCGCCGGCCTTGTCGCCCCATTTCTGCTGCGCCTGATGCGCGGTCATCGCATAGACGCGATAGATCGTGTCCACATTGCCCATGTGATCAAGCTCGATATAGAGCTGATTCACGTGGCAGTACTTGTACCGAAAGCCACCCGAGGGATTCTCGTCGAGATAGAGCGGAAGTCCGCCGAAGGCTCCGAGGCTCTTGTAGCCCTCCTGCATCTGCAATTGATAGTTCGCCTTGGGGCGCTGGCGCTCGCGGTGAAGAATCTTATTCACCTGCTCAAACCAGGCTTTCACGCCCGGGTCCTCGTTCAGGCTGTCGTCACTCGCCTGCACGTCGTGCCAGATCTTGTGCTGCGGCGTGTTGATCGACTCCATGATCGCCGCGAAGCGCTCCAGGGCGAGCGCGCCCGTGGCGTCGAAGATCTCGGTCATGCGCTTCTCGCCGCCGCCGGAGATGCGCGTGGACTTCGCACGGCCTGTGAACTCGTCGGCGCTCGGCCAGATGCGGCGCGCGACGTCGCTCCAGTGCGTGTCCCAGTTGTATCGCTTGGTGCGCAGGTCGGCGAGACGCAAGAGCAAGCCATCTACGTCCACGGTGTCCCGCTTGCGTCGGTACTCGCTCATCTGCGCAACTGCGGCCATTTCGTCCCCTGAGAAGGGCAAAGGGGGCCACCAGGTTTCCCCGGTGACCCCCTTTGCAAAGGTCCCTTCTCGCCCCCGCGCGCTAGCTAGGCGCGCGTTGTGGAGCTATGTCGAAATCCCTACCCCAATGTGCCGGTCAAAGACCTCACACCGACATTCGCCCTGCCGGGAACGCCCAGCGGGGAACTCAGGATCGTGGCCCCGCGCCCGCGCCCGGCTGCCCGCCTCCGCTCGCGCTCCGCGGCCGCACTCACGTCGGTCGGGCTCGCCGCGGTGGGCTTGTCGAGCTTCGGGACGTTGATCGAGCCGGCGCTCTTGCTGGCCAGCACGTTCGCCCCAAGCCCAGCCACATCCGCCGTCGCTGCGCGCGCCGTGGCGGCGCCCTTGGCGCGCTTCGAGGTCTCGACCGATTCGCCCAGCGCCTTCTCGGTCGCCGTCTTCGCCAGCCCCGCGGCCGCGCCCTCGGCCACACCGGCCTTCAGCGCCGCGGCCTTGGACGCCTCGAGCACACCCGCCTCGACGCCCGGCGCCAGACTGGCCACGGAACCGGGAGCCAAGAGCCCGCCGGCTCCCGAAGCCAGCGCACCGCCCGCAGCCTCGCCCGCCGCCGCCGTGCTCGTAGTGGCCGCGGCGCCGGGAACTGTGAGCGCATTCACGGCGGTGGTCGCCGCCGCCAGCGCCTTACTGAATCCCGCGATCAGTGTGCCCTCGACGAGGCCCATCAGTCCGCGCCCAGGCTCGCCAGGCCCGACATCGTGTGCACGGCCGCCGCCACGCCCAGGGCGGCCACGCTCCCGACGTCCTGCGTCACCTGCGCTTCGACCGTGCGCACCTGGCCGCTCACCCAGAGCGGAGACGTCAGAAATCCCAGCAAAAATCCGATGCGAATCGCCCGCATGTCAATCCTCCGGTAGGTCATAGAAAAGCCCGATCGCATCCTGCTGATCAAACCCCCTCGTCCGCAGGAACCGAGCCCAGCCGGGGTAAAGAGTACCAAGCGGCGCGTAAAGCCGCGACGCGCCGAGCAGTCCGGCCACGGTCCGGATCAGCACGTAGACCTCGGGATCGAACGCCCGGCGCAGCCGGTGCGCAGGCGCCACGCAGACGTGAACGCACCAGTGTCCGAGTTCGATCGGGCCCTCCACGAACCAAAGGATGCCGGTCTGCGGCACGTCCGTGATCCAGTAGCCATGCCGGAGCGCAGTGACGCCCACCGGCTGCGGGTAGCCCCACTTCGCGACCTGCTCGGCCGCGGCGGGGACCTGCTCGGGAGGGATCGGGCGGACGGTCATCCGAACGGCCCCGGCATCGCGAGGCGCAAGGCTTGCCCACAGCGACAGGTCGCCGCGAAGGTCACCTCGAGCAGCTCGCCCTGCACCTCGATCTCTCGCGCGCAGACTGCGCAGACCATCCGGAGGGGCGGGTTGTTCCCCTCCTGCTGGCGCCAGGCCGCCACGGTGTTCGCGGTGTTTCGCTCGAGCCGCTCCGGATCGGCCACGTCGCTCTCGTCCCAGTAGGTGATGTGGCTGTCGTCGTTCGCGCCCACGCAGATCGACCACTGGCCGCGCGTCGGATCGCGCTCCGGGTGGAAGCAGAACCGCACGAGAACGCTCTTGGCTTTCCACGTACTCGCCAGATCAAGCATTTTCGCCTGCTGCACGGTCATCCCCACTCCCCCTCCGGCGCCCACTCGGAGATCGCGCGCGTCTGACGTAGACCTCGGTGCTGCATCTGCGGCTCCGCCGGGCGCAGCGCCGCGCGACCCTCGCCGCCGCCAAGCAAGCCGTACTCGCCGGCCTCGCCGACGTGCGAGAGCGGGCCCTTGTCGGGCGCCTCGTCGTAGCGCTCGGTGCCCTGTACGCGGAGCTTCCGGTAGCACCAGCCTCCCTGCATCGCCTTGCGGAAGTTCTTCGCCTTGGGGCTCACCAGGAACGCAGGGCCCTGATCGGCGCAGACCCGCATCAGCGGGTTGTCGATCGCCGCGCGCCGCAGCGCCGGGATGTTGCTCGGGGCCGGCATGCAGGGCACCCCGGACGCCTGGATCATCTGGATCGGGGTGTGCTCGGTCGCCTGCCCGCGCGAGTCGCCCGCCGGGTCTCCGTAGGCCATGACCCGATAGCCCGAGTACTCGCGCTCGAGCTTGCGCTTGAGCT